ATGATGTCGTCGGCTTTATCTTTACAACTACATGTTCAAAACTTACCGACGTGAACCCATTTGTATTTTTAGCACCCGTAGTCGTGAATGTGCCAAGCGAACTCCAATGACTCGCTTCGTCAAGATTAAGAAAATCAAAAATGCTCTTCGCAAGCAATCGCGCTGTTTTGCCGCGCGTCATCTGACGACTTGTTATGCCCAGTATCTTTTGAGGCTTCGATACATTGAACTCCATCAACTTTCTGCGCTGTTCTTCAGGCGCACTGTTTAGCGCCTTCATCACATCTTCACCGGTAAACTTCTCCGACGTAGAAAATACGGGCATACCTATTTTGCCCTTGCTCTGCGCGGCGGCAGCACGCTGCTTCTCTAGCGCCGCTTTCGCTTTCGCCTGCGCTTCACGTTCTGCCAAATATGCTTTGCGCGCTTCCTGCGCTTTGTGACTAATATCGAAACGCTCATTAGACGGCAACGCAGTAATAAACTGCCGCGTCTTTGTGGGCACTAATCCATCTTTTGCATACGAAGAAATGTACGTTTCAATGTGGAATGCTTTTTCAGCCTTTGCCGCTACCTCATACGCCTCTTTTAATACGTTTGCATAGTGTGGCTTTCCGGGAATCACGTCCAATATATCGCGCAGTGCATCCGCAAGAAACGGTGAATTATTCTTCAACGCATCATCAATCGTCTGCTTCGCTATGCGGTTCAATTCGTCTTCAATCGCTCTGCGCCGCGCTTCTTCTTCCGCTGCTTTCTTCTCTGCAGCAAGCCGTCGCGCTTCTGCACGCGCACGCTGCGCTTCTGCTGCAGCCGCTTCTTCGGCTTTGCGTCGCGCTTCTTCTTCAGCCTTTTTACGTGCAACATTCGATTTACTCACAGCATCAACATCAATGCCTATAGCATCATCGATCTCTTTACGTATTATCTTCCTTTCTGCAGGCGCTAGTGTATTAAATGTCGAAGTAACTTGACGTGACGGCTTCTTGCCTGAAATAACAGACGCCTTGTACTCTTCAATATCACGCGCACGCCGCGCTGCAAGTATGTCTTGCGATATACCACCTTTACCAACAAGTCTAGGGCGCGCGCCTTGATTGTCATAAAACTCCCACTTCTTGAACAACTTTGAAAGTTCTTCAAATGTTGATTCGTTCGTTGTGTTCGATAGCACAACTTGTGGCGGCACGTACCTACCTGAGTAGTCCCCCTTAAAAGTCTTGAATCTTGATATCGCACGCTTCGCGGCTTCCTGCTGTGGTAGAAACACGTAATAGCCTTCGATGTCATAACCGGCTTTCGTGAATTGCGCAGCACGTGCAAGCGCTGTCTTACCCGTCTTCAATGTCATGTCGTGCACAATGTTCAAGTTCAAACGCTGCGCAAGCGCTGTTATGCGGTCAAATATGTGCGACGATTCTTCATGAAACAGAAATGCATTCCAACCTTCGTATCCCTGCGCGCTATTGCTCGCTTTTATCATCTGCTTGATTTCATCAGCATCAAGCACGATGAACTTTTTCTTATCAATTACTTCTAGACCACCGTCTGCCCTTGCTTTTGTCAGCGATCCTTTGCCGCTACCACCACGACCACCGAACATGACATAGCGCGGCTTTTCACCGGGTGCCGCGCGTGCACGTGTGATTGCTTCTTTCGATAGAATCTTCCTGATTATCACATCATGCACATCGCGTTCGCGCGTTTTGAACCACGTGCCATCCGGGTTCTTGAACATCTCTTCTGTCGTCTTGTACTTGCTAACGCGCCGCGCTGTCTTGTCAAGCATTTCAATAGTCTTCGCATCCTGCGCTGCAAGGATGTCATCGACCGTCATGTCAGGACGCGCGAATGTCTTGTACCACTGCGATGGCGATGTAAATGTAGTGCCCGCGACTTTCTGCGTTACCGATGATTTTTCAAGTGCTGCATCAAGCGATAACCGTGGCACACCGTGCTGCGCTATCAATGCATCGATGGATATCGGATTATGTGACTGATCAATCAGATCGCGAAACGGTAGCTGGCCGGCTTGCCACATTCTGAATTTAGTAGGACCCAAAACCTCCAACTGAAAATTAGGCGGCTGTCCGCGTAGCCATTCTTCATAATTCAGCTTGTTCGATACCGCGCCATTCATACTCGCGCGCAGTCCGTTCTTTTTCTGCGTGCTGATTGTGTCGAGTTTTTTCTTGATGGCAGGATTTTTAGTTAACTCGCTGAATGATTTAGTCAACGGTATCAATGTCGACCTGCAGTTGAAGTGCGCAGGCGGCGGCCCTAGATACGCTGTTTTAGTGGCACCAATAGGATTGCCATTCATGTCCCATGCTTCACCGTCAAGCGATATACATGTATCTGAAGTGCGCTGATCAAGCGTCGACAACCATTGCATGCCCTTTATCACATCACTGTTCTGCTGAAACGTTGCTTCACGCGCTTTGTTTGCGCTTGCCATCACTGACGAACGCACTAACGTTTGCGCTTCTCTACGCGACGCGGCCATGATGCCGTCTTTAAAGCCCGCTGCTTGGGTGCCGCGTACTCTGCGCGTCATGTCTTGAATCGATTCACCATTGATGATGCCTTGCCGCATCTGATTCATAAACCGCTGCTGAAAGTCCTTGCTTTGTTTGTCGAACCATTGCTGCATAGGCGCGCCTTCTATCATGGTATTGCCCGGCAACGTCTTCAAAACATTCAACGACAACTTTTTCAAACCCATGTCAACAGTGAACGCACGGTTCAACTGCTCTGTAATCAATTCATTCTGTGCAGCGCTTATCGATACCATCGTATCGTTAGTGATATCGGTCATCTGCTTGTATGCACGCTCTGCAGTGGGTGCAATAGAACGCGTCATCAATCCAAGTTGTTTGTCGATGCCGTATGCAGCAGAACCACTAATTGTTCCGAACTTACTAATAGTGGCTATTGTTTCCTTCTCAAGTCCCTTCAACACACCGAAAATCTTCGCGCGCGTACCAGCATCAACACGCATCAAGTCGATGTCGTGCCTCAATAATATCTTTGCAAACTGCGTAGCAAAGTTATCAGGCATTGCGCTTCTTCTTGCTAGCATGCTGCGCGTTGCGCGCTTCACGCCCTTCATTCACCGCATGCTGCATCGCACTCGCGCCGCAATATACACGACCACTGAAGCCCCATTGATAGCAGGTTCTGCTTCTGCGTGCCGGGTCTTTCACTTTACGTACTGTCATGATTCATCCTGCATCATCTTCGCAAACAGTAATAATATTTCCTCTTCTTCATCGTATGCGCGCGGCAAAACATCACGGACAAATTCGGTCATCGCGATGCCAAATAACTGCGTATCGAAACGCGCATCGTACCGATACGCATCAGAATGCTGCGTATGAACAATGTACGCAGCGTTCCCTGCAACCGATACCGCACCATTCGAAGCGTACCGGAAGTCTGCGTATTCGCGCGATACAGGCTCGAATACCGAATGCGCATCGAACTCAACTTCAATAACGTGATTCGATAAATGATCGAACTGCCGAGGCGCAGCGGTAAACACCGCTCGTGCCTCAGAATCACCGAATATGCGAGCATCGGCAGTGAACGCATAATCACGCGCATCAACAAGAACCGGCGCAACTATGTCGCCTTCTTCTGTCTCGATAACCCGTATCAGCGGGCCACGCTCGAATACGAACGTTGCATGCGCATCGACATCGATGCGTGACGCATGCGCATAATCAAGCGCTCCAGCGGGCGTATACCGGGTGTAAGCGTTCGATGTAATGTACGCGTCTTGATCGCCCGTAAAGTGCGCTATAGCGGTCTTAGAGACCGTCACAGCAGACAATACAGTTATCGATACATCACCAACCGCACGCTGCAACGACGCAAAGTTGGATTCTGCACCTACAAGTAGGAATATATCGTTGACTGAGCCGAATTGACGGTCACGAATCTGCGCACGCTCAAAATCAATGCGCGTCTGTGCGTGTAACTCGATTGGCAGGTACGAATAGAACTCGTAGAGGCGAGGATACTCTAACTTGAACCGCTCACCGACAATGCGCGAAGTGCCACCACCAAATGCAGGCGCAGTAACTTGCGGCGGCTCGATAATCGCAGCACGCTGCTGAATAACACCGTTTGTCGCAATAGTGATTGCAACACCCGACAATACACCGACTGTCGCTAACGTTAACGCACGGTTTTTAAACGTCGCCATTAGTGCGGGCCACTCGTTATGTTGTACTCGATATGCATCGCTAGATCGCGCAGCATTTCAACCATCTGCGCACGTGTAAAGCCTTCGTGCATGTAACCTGTATGAAATTTATCGGGCGCATCATCAAAGCAAATATTCAACGACATATAACCCGTTTCTTCGCCGTTTTCATCAATCTGCTCGTATACAAACATGTCTGCCATCATCACGTCCTCGTGATTGTTATGGCACTCTCCGGGTCACCTGTTATTGCTTGCGTAACACTTGCGGCTGCACGTGTGCTGGCGGTTGTTATCAGAGGCGCGCCATATTCTAATCCGAATATCTGGTGAAGTTCGCGCAAGCGTTGATCTTGCGTCGACGTCAATGCGCCACCTGCATTCGATGTCGTTTCGTTAACCACTATCATGCCATTCCATGCGCCTGATGGTATTGCGTTGCCTGCATTATCTACTAGCTTGCCTGTACCACGTGCAACGAAAGTACCCGACGTGCAGGTTGATGCAAGTACAATCTGCCCTGATAACAGATCAACTGAAATATTATTGTTCGCAGTGTTGTTCTCGAACCGGATGCCGCCGCTGTATGCCCGGAAGCCGACGTCGACGTTCTTGCCATTGACGTCTATGATTGGCGTGCTCGTGCCCGGTTGACCTGAAAAGCATTCGAGAAAGTGCGAACCTTGCGCGCCTGTCAATTGAATAGTGCCGGGATTCAGCATGCATTGATGCGCGATGCCTTGAAAGCCAGTGATGTTCTCTAGCAATGAATCGCGCACAACCACCCAGCCATTCAGCGCCGCATTGCGCAGATACAGTTCCCTGAACTGTGTATTCGTTGTTACAGCGCCGGCAGATACCTGACATTGCACCTTCAGCGGGTGATGCCCTTCGATGATCATGCCCGTTGCATCATCGGTCGCTAATATCACACCTTCGCTTTCCATGTGCACTATCGGCGCGCTTTCTGCTTGTGCAATCGTGAACGCATTCGCGAAGTTGTTAACGGGGTAGCGTTGCGTACCTAATGGGTACGCTGTTCCTGCTGCGCCTAGATCGCCATCAAAGTACACCGCATGACCAAACGCTTGACTACGCATGATCTCACCGAAACTGCCTGCCGTTACGCCATTAACCGGTTGCGCCCATACCGCACTCGCTGTCTGTGATACCTGATCCTGCACCGTCTGCGTTAACTGCGAACGCTCAAAAATAGTCGCAACTGTAGCTGCCGTTGAAGTCGGCACAACTAAATCGTCGTTCGAGTCGATTGGATACAGGTTTCCTGTTATTGTCAGCGTGTGATCAGCTTCATAAGGACGGATACGCCATCCCAAGTCTGTGCGAAGGAAGTAGTAGTCACCAGCTTCGAGACCACCGCCGAGATCATTGCCGCCAATAGTAGTAAACGGGAACTCGAACTTTTGAAACGCTTCATTCTGCCAATCTTCTTTTGCGTCACTGTACAGATCAACCTGCGTATCAATCGCGACACGACTCGAAACAGGCGCAACAATGTCCAGTTCGATTAACTTCGTATCTGTGTAGAATGTGGCTTTTACGCCCATTGCGCACTAACCTTGCTGCGTAAACGCTGGCGGATTGCATAGCCTGCGTTGACGTGGCACACCGTCTTCACATAGCTCCATTATTACTTCAAACGTGCCGCCTTCGCTCTCCCATTCAAACATATTGATTACCTTCAACGGGTCTTTAGGCGATAAATCCCATGTGAACGTAAAATCTGCAATAGAGTCACGCCCTTCTAATTGCGACTCGATCAGCTTGCGCAGTCCTAAATCAAACTCTTCTCTGCCATCACGTATTCGAAAAATACGGTATCGAAGTTGCCTTCTAAGCAACCGCAATTCGCGTTTGTTGGGCGTCTGCGCACGCATCTTTAATTCGAGAAGATGATTCGCTTCATCGTCAGTCAATGGTTCGCGTAATTCGCTCATCATGTTTCCTTCTGCCTATAATGCTCGCGTAGTATACCGCACGACCTGCAAGCATTCTGAAATTTAGCCCGCATTTCGGCGCAACGGGGCGGGGTAACCGTCGAGGATAGCGTACAGGGGTGGGTACGCTAGGCGCCTTATTTATGCTCGCTTACGGATTGCTGTAGTTACGTTCGAGAGGCGACACAAGCGAGAAGGTTAGACCCTTCGCACGTGAAATTGTGCCAGTCGTGATAACGTACTGCGCGGTGTTGAGACCAATCGCAACAATCGTGATAGGCGCATCAGTACCAGATGAAGCACCACCACGCTGCGTGTTGCCGTCATAGTCAAACGTGAACGCTTTGCTCGCGGCGGCTGCAACGTTGTACGCCATTGGATTGCCGTCTGCATCGTTTACCGTGATCGCACCTGACGTGCCAAAGTCACGACCGGTATTGTCACCTGCATCATCGTTCGTAAAGAACACGCGCACCTTCGCATTTGCATCGTTCTGCAAATTCGTGTTGTGCGTAATTGTCAACGAAGCAACGAACGGCTGCAGTCGAGACTGTCCTGTAGCATCAACGTACGTGACATTGTTAGTATCGTCTGCGTTGATGTCATCAATGAACAGGTTCGCGGTAGTACCAGTAGGCGACGCGAAGGACAGCAACAGGTTCGTTACGTCACCGCGTGAAGTACCCACACCCCAGTCAATATCACTGGTTTGACGCAACTGGTGCTGGATGAACTGGTAGATATTCGCGAGCGACGCACCGTTACCCAGTACCTTCCAGTTGAAGCCGTAAGTCACACCACTGATCGAACGCTTGAAACCATCTGCCGCTGTGGTAGAAGCACCGGTTGCAAGTTCATCGACGATGCGCGACACGTCAGCAGAAACCACCTGCAACGTTGTCGTACCCGCGGACGCTACCGTGTACGACCGATTGTTCGACAGCGTCGACGCGAAAGTAACAATCGTGCCTGCTGTTACACCGTCACCTGCCCATGAACCACTCGCACGCGTAATGTTCTGCGTAGCACTCGCAAACGTAAGGTTGCCAGTTGCCGACAGCGACAATACTTCGCGCTTGTACTCAAGGAACATGCCACCTTGATAGAACATCGCATCAACCGACGCTACGCCAAACGGGTGATCAGTAGAATCAACCTGAATGGTTGTTTCGCTGATAACACTCGCAACGTTGAACACACCGGTATAGGCACCAGCAGGCGACGATGTAATGACCATCACATCACCCGCAGCAACACCCTTCGTCACGAACTGACCACCTACAACAGACGCAACTGCAACTGCAGCAGAAGCACCGGCACTGATCGCAACAACAAGCGGACTCGCCACATTCGCCGCTTTGTTAGCGTACCGAATAGGCGTGAAGATGTCGTAGTCGAGACCCGATGCACCCGTCAACAAGCCCGCTTCGGTTGTGTCAATGATCAACGTCGAAGCATTAACAACAGACGTAATCGTATAGTAACCTGCGTCGGTCTGTGTGCCAGTAATGAACAGGGTATCTCCCACCACTACTGCAGAAGCAGTGAACGGTGCAGCAGTCGCTTCTCTAAACTGTGCAGTCGTCGACGTTGTCGCACTTGTAACACCGGCTGAAGCACTAACCGTGCTAGACGATACACGCCATGGCGTACCGCCAAGGATGTTCGCATCACTCGCAGTAATCGCTGCGTCAACGGTATGCGTCAACGGGAAGCGGTTAACAATGGTCTGAATGTTCGATACACCAATATCAGCGATTTCAGACTGTGCGTACGTGCGCGCCTTTTTACGCACGAAAATCTTCAGATAGGTTGTGTAGTCGGCAATCGATGACGACAATGTCAGAATTGCTTCGTTAACGGCACCTTGGAACGTGAAATTCGTAGGGTCGGCCTGTGCGCTTGACTGCTGATAATAGACCTGCGCATCCGCATCGAGAGTGCCGAGAGTAATGATGCCCGTATACTCTGCTTTTGTAGAAGCGGCGGCGTCCTTGTTCGCCCACCCTCCAGTACGAATCTTCTTGCGTGTGTATTCGTTCTGATAATCCCAGTTCTTGTGTGAATCTCCACCGCCAATTTCGAACTGCTCTGACGTAATAGCCTCGAATGGAAATTCATGTCGAATGAGATCATCCGCAAGCGCTGTCGCATAGGTATCTGTGCGCCACTCTTCTTTGCCGAATGAATAGAGTGCTTGCTTGGTAACGCCATCAGTGATCGAGCCTCCTGTATTAGCGTGCGTTGAGTAAACCAATGCGCTGCCGTCTGCCGTAAAGCCCGTGAAGCCGTCATCAGTTGCCACTTCAAGCGTGCTCGCGTCAACAACAGCACTCACCACGTAATGCGCTGCATCGTCACCGTTACGCAGCACAAGCATACTGCCGGCAACCACCGCAAACGTTGTCGTGAACAGGCCGTTAGCATCGTGCAGTGCCGTCTGGCCTACAGAAACCGTCGCAGTGTTGCTTGACGCAACCGTCGACGTTTTTGCACCAACAGGAAACAGCGATATACGCTGTGACTTGGTGCCAAAGATAACTTGGTCGCGATCCAAGTTATCTGGGTCAACTACAATAGTCATGACTATAGTCTCCTAGATTAAATGAATCCCGCCGGGAATCATGGGTTCAAATACACTCGATCAACTTGTTGTTGAATCGGAATGCTCTGGTTGCTGTTAGATAATGTGAGTCCTAACAGACGAATCTCTTTGTATGCTAGATGAAAAATTACAACGTAGACGCCTACGTCACTGCCGCCGTATACATAGTTGTAACTGAATGTTGTGCCGGTAGACTCTTCACCGGCAAGCATTTCATTCGTTGCGCTTGAATATACGCGCACTTCTGAATCGGCTTTAAGCCCTGTTAACGAGAACGTGTACTGCGTAGGTGGCGTGAACGTGAAACCATCATCTGCCGTCATAAACGCAACGGTGCCTAAACCGCGATTCGACACGAATACGCCGGTACTGAAATACGCTTCGGTATCGTATGTGTCGCCGGTCTTGTTCATGAGCCGTGTACTGCGCTGCCGCGCTGCACTGACCCATGCAAGTGCCGTACTTGTGTCTGCAAAATAGGCTTGCTGCTTGTCGTACGCTAGCGCAAGCGCGGCATTCTTCGCATCAATGTGGTAAGTGAATACATGATCTGTGCCCGCTACGTTATCGCCGCGCGCTACACCTGCTTGGCTCCATGTGACTACTGTCGACGCAGGCGATCCGGTAGTCGATGACGTATTGACAAGAAACCACTCTTGCGTGCGTCCATCACCTGCTATGTGCACTTCTCTGATTGTACCTGCGTAACCACCCGTCGCAGATACGACAGCACTAACAAGTGCGGTAGCAGTAACCGATACCTGCACGTACCATACACCACTATTAAGCACGGTTTCGTCAATGAAGGACGCTGTTTGCAACAACGCGCTTGCTGCTGTGCTTGTGGTAACTTCGCCATCGACTGCGAGCGCCATATTCAGGTTCGTTACACCGTCGAACGTTTGCGCTCCTTCGAATGGCTCGAACGCATACTTCCATGCACGACCGACAAAGGGTCCGTACACCGTGCTCGCGGTTGAACTTGCCCAGTATCGGGACAACACGTCTTCTGTGAATGTGCCACTTGCACCTGCAATCGCAGTGTTGTGCGTTGTGCGCGCTGCAGCGCTGCCTTGTACCAGCACGAACATCGACGAAGCAATCGCAGTGCCATCGGTCTTCGCTGTTTTACCTACCAGCGTGAAAATCTCGCTCACGGTAGATTGGCCGCCTGCTTGCGTCCATAAAATCTGCGGGTTGCTCCACGTTGGGTTTATGAACTGCCACGTCGTTGAGTTGTTCGCTTCTACGTCTTGCGTGTTGTTAACAGAAATATACTTGTTGACACGAATAGTTTGGTTCGCAGCACTCGCATAAAACCCGTAGCTGTCAGACAAGATAACTGGGCCATCAAACGTGCCAAACGTAGACGCAACCACCACGTAATCATTTGCAGCACCGTTACCCTGAAACTTAAGATTCTTGCCGTATGTATTACCCTTCAAGCGTGCACCATCATACATCAGGTTCGTGAATGACACGTCGTACGCGTAGAAGAAACTATTCGACTGAAACAGTAAGCTGTGCGCGTACACCGTACCGCAATTCACGTTGTGCATCATGACCGTTGCAGACGCTTCAACACGAATGTACGCGTATCCAAGTGTTGTTACTGCGTTGTTGCTGTTCCAGTACCAACCACCCAACGACTCATCTTCAAACAACGCGCCTACTGCAAAATAGCTGCCGTTCTTGATCAGAATGTATTCGTCTTGTGAGAACGCCTGATTGTAGACGCCACCGACCATGTGGTTAGTGCCGTTGCCTACAGTGTGCGGTGATGCACCGACGTCCCATTCTGACGTCGCCTTCAATACTAACTTGAAGTCATTGCCGTAATCGGTATCGTAGTTCGCTTGATTCTTCGCAACAGACAAATCGTCACCGACAGTAGGCACGACTTCGAAAGGCGGCGTCACCTTAAGCACGTCGGTACGACCCGCACTATCGTACGCATAACGCATCTGCCCTACGCCACCACCCGAAACAATCGCGACGTGATAACCGGCGTATGCGCCTAACCCAGTTGCTTGAATAGTCGACGCGGTCGCACTCGCAACAGCAACATCAAGATTGTTAGAGGTTTGGGTTCTAGCGGCCATTTCGCGTGCGCGCCTCTACCGCTCTGCCCTGAAGTTGTGCTTTCGCTAACGCGTCTGCTTCTGACGCACGATTACCCTTCGTGTACGTATAACACTTGCCTTGCGCGCCCCACTTGTAGCCCGGCTTGTTGTCTAATTGGCAGGTCTGAACGGGCATTACTCGTATCCATTATCTGCAAGAAACTTCGTCAATAGGTCGCGCACAAATTTCACTGCTTCTGGCTCTTGCGGATGCGTAGCACGCGCCGCGTTTATCTCGATACCGATACGTCCTGACGGCGCAAGACTCGCAATTATTTCTAGGTCTTCGCCTACAAACAAAACTTCATCCGCTACGCTAGCCATCTTCTTGCGTCATCTTTTCAATAACGCGGTGCATCTCTTGCTTCTGCGAAAAGAACAGGTTCAATCGCAACCCGACCGCTATTCTGTCGCCTGCTCTGCCGATAACGTAGCCCGGCAAATCATCATCATTATCACTATGCGCTGGGAAGTTCTCGCTATACATGATTCGACCATCGGTGCCTGTCACGTAATAACCCAGCACACGTGATGGCGTTTCCGATTTCTCGAATTCCCATAGAATGTCAGGGTAAACACCTTCATCCCATAGTTCTGGATCAATCGTTTCTGCTGCGTATCCGTAACCGCTAAGTTCACCGGTCTCAACAAACAAGTGAACCGCTTGTAGCGGTTCTGTAATCGCTTTCATGAAGCGTGAGTAGCCGATGGGTGTTGTCTGGATCATTTACTTCTCCTCGATTCCGGTTGCTTTGCCTGAACTATCACGCACAAGTTCAAACGACCGACGTATAGGCGTAACACCCGCGGCATCGTTCAGTGAGCCGCCTTCGCGATTCGAATCAAGTTCGATTTGATCTTTTTCATCCTCGATTGAAGTGTCATCAGGAATGATCTCGCCTTCTTTCATGTTGTGCAGGAAGGTATCTTGTGATATCTCGCCTGCTTGCCTTGCTTTCATCAACGCTTCAATATCACGTGCGGCCAATCGTGTGCTTACGAAGTCCTTGTTCATTTTAAGTTCGATAGTTGAAGCACTCTGCACCGACAACATTGCCCACTCGCTATGCCACCGCAATACCTGCGTGACAGCGTCTTCAATAACGCCGACCGTTGCGGCAAGCGGGCCGCTTTCTGCTGCGCTGCGAATACGGTGCGTTTCTGCTGTCTCTGCTTCGCGCTTCTGCTGTTCGAGCATGCGCGCGCCGAGTACTGCCATCATTGCTTCTTTGTCTGACTTGATGTCGCGCAGTGCTTGCAAGCCTTGACCGGTGTATTCGAGATATACAGCGCGTCCTTGCGGGTTGTCGGTAACCCATGCTGTGCCGCTGCCGATTCTGTACACCTTTTTCGGGTTGAATCCTGCGAGTACCGGGGTAGGCAATGCGGTGAAGTGCGCGCCGTGCTCTAGATCAGCACTTGTGCGGTAGTGCGACAAGTTCACATCCGCCAAGTCCAACAAAGGCGGCTTAATGGGCGTCGGTTCATCGTGAGTTGCGTTGATAAACTTGAACGGGATGAAATCAAGCGTTTTACCGTTACGCAAAGGAGCGGTTGCAGGGGTGTGTACGTTGAAGTCGTCGCTATCTTTAGGCTTTCGGTACAACGATTGTACGTATGTTGGCGCGCCGTTCTGGTTTATCAGTTCACAGACACGTATTTGGGTCTTCTCAATACGCTCGAATTCGTCGTCGCCTTCTTCTTCGTACTGCTCTGCGAGTGCAAGAAACACAAGCCTGTTCTTGCCATTCACGCGTTGCGTGCGCCAGTTCAGTATGTTTTCTGCTTGGTACTGCGAGATATATACGCGCGTATCGCCTTCTTCTGCAGGGGTCGCATCGACAAGCAAGCCTGTTCTACCTACAGAAATGACTTCGCGCACTGTTCTGCGCAACAGTACATCGATACTTGATGACTCTTCGGTGATGTCGTTTAGCTGATCGCGCTTTGATTCTGGGTATTCGAGGATGTACTGGCGTCTGAATACGGCGCCTGACAAGCCGTCAACGGTACGTGCGGTCGCGCCGAAGAACAGCGCGCGCTTTGCATATGCGCTGTACTCTACGTCGTCTTGACCTGAAAGGCGCGGCAGGTACGATTCGCCGCGTGCTTTTATTGCGTCAGTGCCTTGTACGCAGTCACGGCATCGGATCCACTGCGATTTGCGTAGATTGTAATGCTTGTGCGTTGCGTTTACCGGCATCCTATCTTCTCCTAGACAATGGGACGCCGCCCCTGATTACAGTCCTACGATCTTCAGCGTTGCTTCTTCGTATTTCTTTTCTAGCAACCGATAGCGTGTATCGTCTGCGATATGATCTTCTTCGTTCGTGTTTACGTCGTCAGTGTCACGATCAAGTCGCGTCAGTGTAGGCACGGTTCGGATGAACTGTACACAATTTTCGAAAATATACAAGCCTGCTTCTTCTGGAACCGGCGCAAGTGCCGCTTTGAACATTGTGCGCATTAACTCCCAACCCTGCTTTCGTGAACCGGGTGCCTTATTCGCCTTCGTCCACATCACACCGTGCATCGACATCTGATCTGCAATGCAGTGTCCGTCTTCGGTTGTGTAGATCGAACTATCAGCGGCGCCCTTCTCTACGCGGTAGCGGATACCCATTGCCTCTTCACGCTCTATTATGCCTTTCGCTATGTCTGCAGCAAGCATTCTAGTGCCTTCATTTGGTTTGCCGTTCCAACCATACCATTCTGCAATTCTGAATACGCTGCCTCTAGGAAACGAGCGCGTAGTTCCGTCAAGCATCGTCGCATCGGTGCCATCACTCTCTGCCCACCAACCAACAGAAAACGGCTTGCTACTGCCCCAGTCAAATGTGCGATCAATCTTCCACGTTTGCGGTATAGCAAACGGTTTCAGCACATGTCGCGAGCGATCCCATACGTCGTCAAACATGCCGCCTGCTACGATATCCCAATCGCCGCGACGCATCGCTTCGACAAGTGCTTTGTTGCCTAAACCTTCTAGACGGTTTTCGTACTCAGGATCGTTTTCAACAAGTGCAGGGTTATCTTCGAGCCATGCGGGGATGAACTGACGCAACATGCCGCCTTCTTCTTTCGACATTCGCTTTACAGCGTAAGGTGGCTGCTCATCGATGAAGGACATCTTCACCCAGTTGTGACCAATACCACCGGGGTTAGCACTGTTTACAATGCGCGGGAATGTCTCTTTGTACGGATCAGGTACTTGCAGCGCGCCTAATCGAACACGACCGCGAAGATATCTGTAAATCGATTCAGGAAACGTCGTTAACTCATCGACGCCTAATACGTGTATTTCTGCACCTTGGTAATCGTACTTGTCCTTCTCGTGCTGGCAATGACACAAGTGAATCTTCGAATCGTTCCAGAACGTAATGTAATTCTTCGTCTGGTTTATCGACACGTAGCCTTCATCAACCCATTCTGCAAGCATAGCTGGAAACGAAGAAGGGCCTTCCATGTGGTTCTTCCACAAGTCAGGGAACTTGCGCCGAAACAGATAACACTGCAAACCGGGAATATGTGTGCACCACGAAATGAACGCGGTGCGCATCAAGTGCGATTTGCCGCCACCTGCTGCACCACCGTATAGAAGTTCTGTCGCGTGCGTATCAAACGCTTGTGTCTGTTTCGCCTGAAGGCCCAGTTTCACTCGATATCTCTCGCGTTAGCACTTTGCCATCTTCGGTCTGCACCGTGCGAATCAGTTCAAGCACCGGACCCTTCTTCTTGCCATCATTCTTCGGCTCAACCGGTCGAATCTTCGGTGTTATGTATTGCGCAATCTCTGCATGCGCTCGCATTTTCAGATTCATCGGCAAGCGCGAACTGTTCGCTAACTTTGCCATCTCTACAAGGGGATGATAATCATCGGGTACAGCAGGATCAGAACGAATCAGTTCTAACAACTCAACCTTCTCACGATCCATCTGCGTGCGTTTTGTCGCCTTGACGGGAACAGTAAGCGCTGTATTGCCTGCATCACTCATGGCGCGAGTATACCCAAACGCTATGCACGCGACTAGCACCACGCATCACGATACTTCGCGCCAGACGCGCGTAGCGCTGTCGTACGCGTTTAGTAATACCTCGCTATGGGCCTGAACGGTTCGCGGTCTTGTACGTCGCGACACGTGCGCAGACCGGCGTTTTTCTCGAACAGCGAAGCAGACGTGAGGGATCGCGTGATTCCCTTGCATTATTGCCTTCACCAGATTTTGAGGAAAAATGAAAATTC